CCCGAGGGTATTGACCGCGCCTTGGCCCTGTTGGACCCAAGGGGCCATGTTGCCTTGCTGCTGATTCCACTCTTGTTCCTGGAAGCCCAGGGCATTCTGCTGCTCTTGGTATTGGAGTTGCGCGGCAGATTCCGCTGCTCCGCTCTGCATCGATGCAGCTCCGAGAGAGGCTGCGCCTCCGATAAGAGCGGCCCCGCCGATCGCCACAGCTACGAAGCTCGTATAGCCTCCTCAAACTGCTCGAGGGTATCTACGACTAAGAGTCTCTCCGCTTCCTCCGGGTCCGTCGCGTTGCAGGCGTGAACCGTTGTCCAAACCGTCTCTTCGTGCGCGTAGCCGATTCGCTTAATTCCCGGCTGAGAAATGATGGTTGCAGGCGCTTTGATTCGCTTCACGCCATGCTCGGTCAAAACCGAAATATCGCCTTTGGAAATGATGTTGATATGTTCTTTTAAGTGGATTTTGCCCGTCAGCAGCACGCCTTTCGGAATGGTGATTTCCCGAGCATAGAGGCCATCTGCGAATCGGTGGACGGGCTCAATATGAATCTGATCTGGTGATTCGCGCATCATGGCTTCCATCTGCATGACTTTTTGGCGCGTAGCGTCCTGTTCGCTTAGCAGGGCTGCAGGGGCGTCAAATGGGTTGGTCAGACGTTCTGCCTCAGGAGGCATGGCAATCGGCTGCCCTGGGGCGGTTAACACGTCGGCGCTACCCTCTAAAATCCGGTCGGCGAGAACTTTATCCATTTTCCTACCGTCTGGTCATACACGTACAAAAAGCCGCCGCTTACAGAAATCTGCCCATGCTGGCCGGGTGTCGCGTTTGTCGCTGGGGGTGTCTGATTGGCCGGAGTTTTGAGCTGCTGCGCCGTCAGTTGCAAATGCGTGGACCAATCGACGGTGAGTTTTCCGCCCTTATCGACTATCGGGGCTTCGACTGGCGCGCGAAATGGGAGTTGCTGGCTCATGCGACTTCAGAAAGTTGACTAACCAACCGCTTTCTTGGGCTTGGCTCAGTCTTCGCGTTCACATAGCCATCCACCAACCGAACCGGCACGGGATCGGTGAACGTCAATTCAAAAACCATATCCCGGGCTCGCCCAAGTCTCCGAAATACCGCGCGCTGCAGGTAATTGCCTGCCTGCCCGCAATCGGCTGTCCGCGTCGTTCCCCAGGTATGCCCGCCGTCCCGCGAGCATCGCAGCATGAGTTGCGGCCCGATTGGCTCGCCTGTTCCGTCGAGCAATGGCGGCTCTGGTCCGAGGCCGGTTTCAAGGTAAATCTCGAGCGAACTATAGCGCTGCCAAGAATGTTCCACGTTGATGTGCGGAGCGCGGCGAAGCCTGCGAATCAGCGCCCCGTTGTCCGTTACAAAGTTCCAGCCGCCGCCCGCTTGGACTGGCGAAGACATCTGAAACGTCCGGCCGCTAGTTCTATCGCCAACCAGGTGCTTCCCAAACGCGTAGGTGTGGCAAATCGGCAGAGCCGCCTGATAGGCTCCAAGTTGCTGGTTCCAGAAGCCGCGCTTGTGCCAGAGTTGCGTCGCCGTGTCATATGCCCAAGTCGCTTGCGCCGATGGAAACGTGATGACCCAAAAGGAATGCCCGTTTTCCTGATAGGCAAAGGCCACGGCGTCTGAAATCTTAGGATACTTCTGCCAAGCGTACTCTACCGCATGCGTTGAAATGCGCTGGAACGCAAAGCCGTTGGTCCGGTAGGCGATGGCTTGACCTAGATCGTTCCGCGCGCCAATCAGGAAAATGGCGTTGTCGAGCTGGACGACCGAGAACTGCGCTGCGAGGCCTTGCTCGATGAATCCGCTGGGCATAGCCTGCAAAGGAAAGGGAAAGGCTCCGGCATCATAGTCGATTTCCGTCTCTTTTGCGCCAAACAGCCACAGAAAGCGGTGATCGCTCTGCATCCCGATGACGTTATCGGCAAATGTGTTGATGACCTTGATTGCCAGCGCCGGCCAAGTCGTTGCGTCAAAAAGGTTCGAGGAGTAGACGGTCTGCGAGCCCGCCACCAGCAGGAAAAAGAAGCCGTCAATGTACATAATCTCGGTGACGGAGGCCGGAAGCCACGGGCCCACAACGAAAGTGAACGTTCCGGCGATGATATTCGGAACCTGCTGAGTCGCAAGCTGGTAAGAGTAGAGGTTTCCCGCGCTGACAACCACTAACTGCTGCGGGCAGGCGTTGAAGCTGACCGGATTTCCGTCGTTTCCCACATTGCCGAGCGGGTTTGTCGTTCCGTTGGCAAACTCTTCATACAGAAGCGCGTCCACGACTTTGAACGTTCTCCCCACGCTTGGCCCCGTTGTGATGGTGTAGTTTCCGCGCGTCTGGTTGCCCCCTGGATTATTGAATTGCGAGAGGCCTGGAGTCGAGTAAAGGGTCATCGCCGATGCGCCCATCTGGCTTTCCACGGTTTCGGGAAGCAGGTTCACGCACTCTTCATCGCTCGCCGTGGGCGATTGCGAGGTGTAGGTACCCGAGGTTGTCAGGCCAAAGCGGCTCATTTAGTCGTTTGTCGATTTACTCCGGTAATTGTAATCCGACCGCGAACCTTTGCCTGTTCCACCTGGCAAGCCTGCGTCCCGCGTCCCCATCTCCGGCGATCCGATATTGAGCGACGTGAACCGCCGCAAGGCTGACCGCTTCAAATTCTCAAGCCCCTGCGTCCACGGCAAATCGAAGTCTGGTGCAATCATCTCGGCCAGCGAATAAACGAAGGCCATCAACCCGCCCGGTGGAAGCGTCACGGAGTCGGTAAGCTGGTATTGGAGGAGAACGGTTTGCAGCAAAAGCTCAAGAGGGTAGGCCACCGTCGGAACGACCCAAAGGAACATGGACCCGTTCGGCCAGTCTTCCTCGTAGTACATATCCGTCGGCGTGACGCTGGCAACGCCCGGAGCGGCCTTTGCGGCCCACCATGAGCCTTTGTCCTGATGGACAGTGACTTTCAAGCGAACTGTCGTTTGCCCGATCCACGGTGCTGCGGCAAGGGCATTCAGCAAGATGCTGGCTTTCAGAATCTTTACCGGCCGCTGGAGGATTCCCGCCGCTTGGTTGAAATTGACCGTGCCGTTGGGGCCGATGAGATGCGGTTGGAGATTTGGCGTCAGCATCCCTACAAAGAACGTGTTGGCCCAAACGTAGGCTCGGGCTGCGTTCCAGGAGTCGATGAGGATATTCGCTTGGCCTTGAACGTCGAGTGCTTCGGCGCCGGTCGGCCATTCGTTCGGGTCGATGGCTCCGATTTTAACCATCGCCATTTTGCAGATGTCGAGCAAGCGGAATGAGCCGCTGCCACCGGGGTTTTGGTACGACCCCGGCGTTAGCTGCGGCTGAGGTGGAATGACTGGCGGGCCCGGCATGTGTTATATTCTTTCTAGGCGGGGAACGCAGCAAGCTGAAAGCGTCTCTAGTTTAGACACTCAGAGCCGTCACAGTGCTGGAAGATGCACCAAAGCTCAGCAAGCGTGCGCCCCGCAAATTCCTAAGCAGGGATCGGTTCGAGTTTCTCCGATTCCTTGGCCTTGATTTCCGCAGCGAGCTCGCGTTCGAGTCTTTTGATATTCTCATCCCGAGGCACAGACCCTCGTTGCATCCTGTCCAGGTGCTTGGCCGTTGGCGCGGTTGTCCAGATTTTGCGCTTTGCCTGATCGTTCTGCTTGCCGAGTTCGTCCAGCTCTTCCTGATCTTCGACCGTTTTCATGGTCTTTCCGTCTTCGTGATATAGCAGTTTCGGCCATGCGCCAGCCGGGGGAACCTGAATGAAATGGTCCGGGTGCTTGGCAATATTGAAGGTCTTCAGTTTCGCGTCGGCGGGCGACTCGCCTTCGTTTATCATGTGCGTCATGATGCGTTCCATGTTTTCATCAATGCGCTTGTCGGGTTTCCCGCCTGCGTCCTGGAAGACTTCGGGGAATAATTGCTTGCACTCTTTGACTGTCAACCGCTTCTTTTTCATCGTCCTCTCCTTAGGTGATCGCGCAACCCGTGTTCGACATCAACTGCCAAGTGCCGTTGAACGCGCGCAGTAGCACGCCTTGGCCGCGGTAGCCGGTTGTAAAGGTGATGATGTGATGCGGCCCGCCAGCAGACCCGTCAGCGATGCAGTTCGTTGAAAACGTGATGGTGTGGACGAACGCCGTATCCGAGTAAATCGCCATCGTGATTCCATCGTCCAAGCCCGCCCGTGGCGCGACTCCGGTGATGGCGTCGGCTTGCCCGGTTTTGATGACGTAATTCAGCGTGCCGGTGAGAACCGGGCTTCCGAGATTGGATGGCGGAATGAGCGCATCCGTGGTGCCGTTCAGCAGCGTAATCGGAGCCTGCATGCAATCGCTGTCCATGATGTCTTGCTGAGCGTCTTGCGAATAAGCTCCGCCTTGCGACCGAGCTCCGACGCCGCGCGGCCCGGTGATGATACTCGCCGGTTCTATCGTTTGAATCTGAGTCATGTTTTCCTCTCAAAAAGGGTGAGGGGTTGCCGGAAAAGCGCAACCCCCGCGGTTAAGGGTTATCACGGAGTTTGATACCACTTGCCGTCGGGTCCATTCCAGACCCAGCACTGCTCAACGCCAACGATTGACGTTGTCGCCGCGCCGATGTTGTTTGTGGCTGTCGTGGTGAAGACGCCCGTTGGAATGATGCAGAATTCAGCGCCATTCGATGAGTTGACCGTCGCTGCCCCGTTCAAGCCAATCGCTCCGTTTCCCGTGAAGGTGAACGAAGTGATTGCGTTCGTGCCCGATATTTTCGATACCGGACCTGGAATCGGCTGCGCTCCAGCCACCGAGGCTACCGTCGAGAACGATGCCCCCATCGGCAGCAGTGGGTTATTG